TTGGCAGTGGCGGGGTCCCCGTACTGGAGCACCAGGAATTGCCTGGCGGTCTCCGACTTGGTCTTCCACCACTTGGTGTCCCGAAGTTCGGCCTGGAACTTAGAGGCTGCCCACTGGCCATCTACGGCCTTCTTGAACAGCTTCTTGAGTTCGGGTACGGCGTCGAACAAGGTGTCCACAAAGCCGTAGGTCTCGGCCAGCTCGGACTTGCTCAGAGGGTCTGGAGTGCTGTCTCCGCCTCCGCCACCACCAGAGCCACTAGACCCGCCATCGCTCTTCACGGGGGCTGACGTGCCCCCGTAGTACTTCTTGTACATCCCGTTGCCATAGGTCGACCATGGTCCCCAGTTTTTACCACCGTTGGACATGCGATAGGCGACCTTGGCATTGGTCAGTGCATTGAAGAGAGAGTCGTTGGAACTGAGCCCGTACTGCTTGCGTCGGGCAGGTCCCATGGCTCCAAGCATGTTGATCTGGAACAGACCGTAAGAGTTGTCTCCGGTTCCAGCGTTGCCGTTGTGGGCGTTTGCGCGCCCACCGGACTCTGCCATGGCGATGGCATAAGCCATCTTCAATCCTTCACCCTTGAAGCCAGCTTGCTTCAGGATGCTCATCAGACTAGCCACCGGAACCTCCTGGGGCGACAAGGCCCATGTCCCTAAGCACGTTGACGCCGATGTCGACCGTGGCGTTTCTGGCGCCAGTGGTCTTGGCCCAACGGGGGTCGGACCGAACAGAAGACTGGAAGTCAGTGAGAGACATACCAGTAGGCTTGCCATCTGTATTCAGTCCATTCAGGGCGGAGCGGATAGTGGGGTCACTGAGCATGTCAGGAACGCCAGGGAGTTCAAGCTCCTTGGTCATCATCTGCTCGTAAGGAGAGGCGATGTCTTCCATCGTCGCCCCGGCTTCGATCTGGTCTGCGTAACCAGGGAATGCGGAGATGGCCTGCTTGCGAACCTGAGACTCGTAGTCCTGGGTGGTGGCCATCTTGCGTACCACTAGCTGAGCCTGGTTCTTGATGGCCTGGTCATTCATCTTGACGCCCATCTTCGAGGCGTACTGCTTCATGGTGTACTCGTGCATGCCAGCCTCGCCCTTCAGCGTGCCGTCCTTGGTGAACTGGACGTACTGACCGAGGACGTTCCGGAGTCCGTCTTCATCCTGGTCGAGGCCGGTCCGCAAGGCCGACTCGACAATGCCCTTCATCTTGGACTCGGGAATTGCGGCTCCCATCTTCGAAGCCAGCTGCCGGACCATGATCGTGGTAGCCCCGACCGAAGCCTGGTAGGTGGCAGGGTCGGTAGACTTCTGAAGCTCTGCCTGACGAGCGGTCTCGCTCGTCTTCTTCCACCAGTCAGTGTCCCTGATCTCCGCCTGGAACTTATCGGGAGACCAGGTCTCCTTGACGGCCTGATCGAACTTCTTCTTAAGGTCCTTGTTGCCATTCAGGAAGCCGTACGCCCAGCCGTATGAGGCTGCCAGCTCCTCGGGCGTCATCTTCACCTCTTCGGGTGCTGCGAAGTCGTTAGAAGAGGCTCCAGAGTTCTTGACACCGTCCATGCGGCGTCCACCCATGAAGCGGTCCATGTAATAACCCTTGGTCATGTCGGTGATCTCGACATTCTTGCCGGGCCTGGGGGCGTGAAGCATCTTGCCATTGCCCATGTAGACCCCGACGTGGTCAGGGCCCGAAGTGTTGGGGTCCGTGTCGAAGAAGACCAGATCGCCAGGGCGCAGGCCCTTGGAGGAGACTGCCTGACCCTGGCCGATCTGGTCGTACGTCGTGCGGTTGAGATTGATGCCGAAGTGCTTGAAGCCCTGGACCATCAGGCCGGAGCAGTCGACTCCCGAGGTGAGGCTATTGCCGCCCCACACGTAAGGGGTGCCGATGAACTGCTTCATGTAGTTCACAATGTCCGACCCGTTGGCCATGTCTAACCTCCCAGCATCTGCATCAAAGCGTTGTAGTAAGTAGTTCCGGACTGGAACTTGCCGTACTCAGGACCCTTGGTTGCCTGGTCCTGGATCAGGGACTGCCTGGCGGCGTCTGACGCGCCGCCTGAGGATGTTGAATCCTGGGCGGTGACCTCACCCTGGTCATCCAAATGACTGATCGTCTTGGTCACGAGAGGGTTGTCCTTCTCGTAGCCATTGATCGAAGACCTGTACTTGGCCAGCTCATCAGACGTAGGCGCTCGACCCAGCAGCTCGGTCAGCATCTGTGTGGTGATGGCCTTGACGTCCTCGGCGGAGGAGAGATCAATCTTCTTGTCCGTGGTCGTCTTGGTTCGAGGCCCCACGTACTTCAGCTTCTCTCCAGTAGCTGCATCATACAGCCAGTCACCCTTACGGATGGATCCGAAGTTCTTGTCCGAGTTGCCGTAGGAGTTCATTACGTCCCAGGGCGACCACTGACCACCACCGGCAGCACTGATGGCGCTGGCGGAATCGACCAGATCCCCCCAGGACTTCATGAGTTCTGGCATTCCCATATCGGCGTTGAAGCCGGGGAGCTTGTATAGGATCCCCTTGGAGATGAAGTCTCGCTTGGTAGCGTCATCCCATGTGGCAGGCAGGCCGGAAGCCTGCCCGTAAGGCATGGTCTCACTGCCGGTGTAGTCGATGTTCGAGTTGCTGACCGAGTACGGACCATAGCCTGTCTGATTCTTGGTCCGATTGGCAGTGGGTCCCATGTAGATCGGGCTATTGGGGTTGAGCCCGCTACCGGACGATTGAACCGTGGAGCCGCCAGAGATGTTAATGCCATACTTAGCCAGATCATCGTCTGGACTTGATGCCGCCACGGTTCCCCCTTACTGGAGATCGTCGTTGGAGAGGTATCGGTTCATCAGTTCGTTGAACGCGATGTTGGAATTCGCCAGTCCCATGCGGAATTGCTCCCAAGCCTGACCGATGTCGGATGCCTGGCCAGTGGCTTCCCGGCCAGCCGTTCCTGCATCATCCACGGAGTAGGAAAGCTGACTGAGCCCACGCTCCTTAAGCTTACCCTTGAGCGCAGCCCTGACCCTGAGGTATTCAGCGAGAGCAGGAAGCTCTCGCCTGGTCGGGTCATTGGTCAACTTCTCATCACTCAGCGCCCTAGTGAAGGACTGAATGCGAGCAGGAACCCTACCCCGGTCAGTGACCGAGAACTCCTCACCCCACGCCGGATAGGCGGTGGAGATGCCAGTAACCAGATCCTTCTTGGCCTGGTTGAACTCCTCGGCGCCCTTCTGTCCGTAGGACTTGAAGCCGTTGCGAAGCAGTAGAGAATCGAGCCGGAGCTTGGTCTTCTTGTATTCGGACCATCCGGTGGAGACCTGACTGTTCTCGATGGCATGTTCAGCGGGAATCTTCTCCCGGGCCTTCTCGGCTCCGAAGTTCTGATCCAGCTGCTTGGTGTACACCGTCGAGGAGAAGGGGCCGCCGTTGTAGACGTCGCCCACCCAGAACGCAGCCATGTCGGGATCTGCGCTGATCTCATCCTTGTACTTCTCCGCCTGCTGGTCTGCGCTGATCGTAGCCGCAATGCCCATACCCTTGGAGAGCGTGGCCGTGAAGCCAGCGTAGTCGGATCCGAACTTGGCAAGGAAGTTATCCGAAGCGTGCTCGGGATCCACCTTCCTCATCTGGGCCAGCTGGTCAACGAAGAACTGGTATGGCGTACCAGTCAGCGGAGTGCTGGAGGTCTGAGCGGGAGAGCCCCAGGCCTCAAGGACGTTGAGCATGAGGAAGTTCTTAGCCTCATCCTCGATATCCTTGGTGCTGAACTTGGTTCCATTCTCATGGAACTCCTGCTGCTTCTTGTTCCAGATGGCCAGGTACGCCTTCTGGTACTCCTCGTTGTCCGGGTCGTCCCCCTTGTATGCGTCCCACATGGCTCGCATGTATTTCGGAAGGACTGCATCGCTCACCGAGCCAGAAGGGCCATAAGGCAGGATCTTGGACCACTGGAGGAAGTCGCCCGTAGTGGGCGACGCCTTAGCGATCTGAGATCCTGCAATCTGGACGATGGGGCCAGAGCCGGGGTTCCACCAGGGATCTCCAGGGAGGATCGTATTGATCGCCTGGAGCTTGATCGGGATGGATCCCTTGCCAGCCTCTGCCCAAGGTGCTCGCAACTGGAGAGTCCGCTCCTGGATGGGAACGAACTTCCGGTCGACAACCTTGCCCGTGCTCGGATCATGGATCTCCGCATAGCCATCTATGCCGACCGCATTTCCTTGCGCGTCGGTTATCATATTGGCTGCCACTGGAGCGTTGTAGATCTGGGCAATACGGCCAAGAGCCTGAGGCTTCTCTGCGATCAGGCCTGCCCATCGGGTCAGGCCGTCAGCGTGGGCGGAGAAGAATGGAGCAATGAACCTCAGGGATTCCGATGCGCTGGTACGCATCGGGTCGTACACAATCTTGGTCAGATCCTTGCGGGCCAGCTTGTCCGACTGGTTCCTCAGGTTCTCCAGCTCCTCCTTGGTGAAGGAGTTCGGCTTGCCAGCCGCGTTGCGAACCCGGATCTCCTGGTCGATCAGTTCCTTCATCCGCCCTTCCTGGAACCGGACGTACACCGGGTTCCTGGACATGACGGACTGGGGGATCTGGCCGAGCCGGTTGAAGCCCTTGCGGACTGCGGTGTCTACGATGTGACCGGAAGTGGTCTTGCCCCACAGTGAGGTCTTGTCGAGAACCTCTTCACCGTGGACCACCGGAAACTGGGCCGGAGGGATCTTGGCGTGCAGGTCGGCACGCGTAACGTCCTCACCGTTCAGAAGCTTCTGCCGAAGGCCTGTGCCTTCGGGCAGGTACTTGTCCAGGGTGAGCTGAATGGACTTCACCAACTGCTCGGGGTCCTTGCCCTGGGTTCCGATATCAGCGAGGTGCTGCTTACCGGCAGGGGTCTTGAGGAACTCGGTCAGCTTGGCGCCAGTAGAATCCTCCATCGCCAGGCGAAAACCTTCGTCCTGACCGAACTGGTGGTTCACTGCACGCAGCCATGCATCCATGTGGTTCGGAGCATCGGGCTCGATCGAAGTCCAGTTGCCCGACTTGATCATGCGCTCCTTGTCCACAGCTTCTGCCCGACTGAAGACAGCACCAGCAGCGGCGTCTCCTTCTGCGTCGAACTGGGCACGCTGGATCGGATTGGCCCAGTCCTTGGAGAAGGCCTGGGGGATTGCCATTCCTCGGTGCTGGAACGTTCCCTCGCCAACGCGCCTGCCAACAGAGTTGGCAGCGGTCTGGAGGATGTGGTTCGAGTACTGCTGGAACTCGTCGATCACGGCAGCGTGATCAGCAATCTCATCGGTGATACCGGAGACCCTGAGCTCAAGCTCATCAAGCTTCCTGAGCTGCCTCGTAGTGGCCTCGGTTCCAGCCTGGGAGACCTTGGTCTGCTGAGCCTGGTGCTCCTTGGTGTAGCGAGCCAGGTCCTTCTGGAGGCCGCCGTGAAGCTCGGACTCCATCTTGATCCTGGCGTCGATGACAGGCAGGGCCTTGTTGACTCGGATCCTCTTGACCTTGATAGCGCCATGTTCCGCCTTGAGGCGGTCCAGCTTGGCCTGGTCATGGTAGGTCTTGAGTTCGTCCTTCAGAGCCTTGCGCTGCTTCTGGTTCTTAAGCCCCTTGAGCTGGGTCTTGATCTCCCCGACTCGCAGAGGATTCTTGGGCAGGGCTTCGTGAGTGGCGATCTCCTCTTCGATGCCAGCCTTGCGAGCGTTGGCCGCAGCGATGACTTCATCGTCTCCGAGCCTGACTACTGCAAGATTGGAATCGACTCCCGCCCCCGTAGAGGGGGCGTAGGAGCCCAGACCCAGTTCGGCCTTGACCGACTGAGCTCGGTTGAGCACGAAATTCTTCGCGCCCGGGGTTCCACCACCGACGATGTGCGACATGAAGCCGAACTTGATGGCAGCAGCGGCTACCTCTTCAGAGACCATGCGAGCTGTGTACGCAGGGCGGAGAAGAGTAGATGCCTTCCAGATAGTATTGAAGCTATCGGCTCCGATGCGAGCCACGTCCAGAGCACTGCCACCCATGGAGTGCAGCTTCTGGAGGCTGCCACTGTTCCGGCCGAAGACTCGGTTGATCTCCCGGATCGGGAGCAGCGAGTCGGTCTGGGACAGCTGGGTCTTGGCCAGCGGTGAGGCCGCCCATCCAATGCCATCCTCGACCATGTCCACACTGCGAGCCTCACCCTCCGCCAATGCGGAGGAGAACTTCTGAGTGGTGCCATACTTGGCAGAGCCAACGGTCTTGGACAGCAGCTTGTTGATGGTGGACTCGGTGCCTGCCTTCACCAGACCGGTCATGATGTTGGACAGCTCGGGACTCATGCCGTGAACCGACTGAGCCATGTGGTCCAGCACCGTGGTGTGGATCTCGTTCAAAGCCCTGGACTTAGCAGTCTTATCACCAGCAGTCAGGTACTTGTTCAAGAGGCTGGCCCGCATGTCAGGCCCCAATCCTGGAGCCTGCTTCAGCATGTCCAGGACGCGGTCTCCCGCGTCTGCATCATTGTGGTTGATCCGGCCTATCGGGGTCCTGTCTCCGAAGCTCTGAAGGACCCTGACGGGAGTTCCGAAGAAACCCTTGCGGATTCCCTCGGTAGAGAAGACGCCCTTGCGGTCAGCCATCTGCCGACCGAACTTCTTCTCAGCAGCCCTGCTGACATCCCTGAATGCACCCTCGCCCATGCGGTAAGCATTGGGCAGACCCCCGAAGAGGTGGGCACCCTGGACCGCAGTGGAAAAGTCGTCAGCTTCCTTGCCGAGGTTGGATCCCAGCGCAACACGAAGTGTTTCTCCGATGCCACCGGCGCGAGTCAGCTCTCCGTCAATCATGGACAGCTTATCGGCCTTCCACTGGTCAGCCTCCTTGGCGAAGCGCTTGGAAACCGTGCCACCTACATTGATCTTAAACTTGGTACCGCCGGAGACGACCGCCTTGGCTGCCTCTTCGTGAAGCCTTAGGGCCTCATTCGAAAGGTCGCTTCTGGGGGCCAGTCGAGGGGTGACGCCCTCGGCGACCTTGGCGCCTTCCTTGCTGGCAAAGTACGCCAGGATCTCCGGCTCCAGGTTGACCGAGTCCACAAGCTTGCGGTTCTCGGAGATGCGACCGATGTCGTCGACCACCGAACCACCCTTAGCCATTAGGTCGGACGCAGCTGCGGTGTCACCAGCCGCGTACCGGTAGACCAGAGGCATGTCCTCGCGTGCGGTGTTGGCGAACAGAGAGGCCAGCTGCTGCCTGGCCGGGTTTCCCCGACGAGCCCCACCGCTGAAGATGGGATGCTGGGCAATCTCTGCCTGAGTCTTACGGGCAGCGCCATTGGCGCCTGCCTCTTGAGTCCAGTCAAAGAAGTCCTGAAGCTTCTTGCCCCGGGATACATCCTCCGGAGTCTGAGGAGCCTTGCCAGCCAGCTTCTTGGCGGTGTTGACGACGGTGCCCTGATCGCGGACCAGCTCGCCACCACGCTCTACGTACTTGACCGAACGAAGACCCTTGACCGCATTGGACACGCCGCCAGTGAGGTACGTGCTGGGGTCCAGCGCCATGACCGAGACGAAGTCCAGGGCGCCAGTGCCCATGGTGTAACCCCAACCACCCTTGTCTCGCCAGTAGTCCGTGTCCTGGATCATGCGGGTGGTGTTGCGGTCCTTGAGTTCCTTGTCCTGCTTGATTACATCCTGAGCCTTTCCGAGGCCGATGTTTCCGAACGGGTCGAGCAGGCCGGTGGGAAGTTTGTCCTTGGCTGCGGCGGTCAGGACCGCATTGCCGACAACCTGTCCAGGGGAGATGTGTTCAGCTGCATCCCAGGCGTTGCCCCAGGCGCTGCCGTCGAACATCTTTGTCGGGTCACCCTCAAGAGCAGCCTGGGCATCCATCTGGAGAAGAGTAGACAGTGGGCGAGAGACGGCATTGGAATAGAGCCAGTGAGCGCCAGTGGCCAGCTTGTCCACCGGGTACCAAGCCGCCTTGCCCACGGGGGCAAGGACGTTGTCCTGGACCTTGTCCCAGACCCCTCCAGACACAGAGTTGGCCACATCGTCTGCGGCGTCCCCGAAGTTCAGGATCGCACCCAGGAACCCAGAGCGCTTCTTCTGCGTGGACTCCTGGTCCTTTTCGTAGTCCTTCTTGGTGTACTTCTCCTGGGAGAGGGGGCCGCCAAAGGCCGCATCAGGGACGTTGGCTGCGTCGACAGCGGTGGCTGGGTCTTTGTACAGGGCCTGGCTCGCACTGGCCATCTGGGTGTCCCACCAACGCGCCATCGAATCTCCTTAGGTATTCATGTTCGCCTTCATTGCGCGAACGAGGTTTCTTGCTGCATCGCTTGAGTTGGGCTGGTCTGCCATGTAGAGCATCGCGTACATCCAGGATTCATTCCGGGATGCGCTGGGATCCTCGGGCGGAGGAGTAAGGGCCTCCGTGCCTGCGCCGGGGCCGAGAGCGGCCCCGTCTGTTACTGGGGTGTCCTCCATGGCTGACGGATCTCCGAGACCTACCGCCTCGGGACGCATCGCCCCCATGAGGGATCCAATGTCCATGCCGCCAGGACTCGAAGCCATAGCGGCTCCGGACTTCTGCTCCTGGTAGTCGGCGTTCTCGCCGTACTGAGCATTGGGAAGTGTGGTGTTGGCGTTGGTTACCGCCTTGTCCGTCCGCTGGCTGAACTGTCCAGGGCCGCTAGGTGTAGTCACTTGACGATCTCCTTGAACTTCCGGTCGAACTCTTTCTGCTTCGAGTGCTGGGCTGCCATCATCGCACCAGATGCAAGATAGTCAGCTGTGATCTGTACGACGTCGCCCGCAAAGGCGACGCCGAGAGTCAGAAGGGACCAGCGATCATGAAGCCGTGGTTCGAGTGTTACTTCGTCGATGATCCCTTCGTCGTCCATCTACTTGGCCATCGTCCCGCCGCCGCCGGTAAGCGGCGTGCTGACAATGACATCCGAGGCCCAGCCGTGAGTGGTAGGCGTGGTGCCGTTGAACCGGGGGTCCCCGGTGTTGCTGGCTTCATCAGGCATCGCAATGTGAGGAGCAAGCATCTTGCCCTCCAGCGACTCCCATTCCCCGACGCGCGGGTGCTGGGGGAACAGTCCCTCTTCCATGTGATTCTCCTTTACGCTGGTTGCTGCTTCTGAGTCCGGACAGATGAGGTCACATCGCCCGAAGAGGTCAATCCACTGAGCATCGACTGGAGGTCCATGCCTTGCGGAACCTCTGATGCCCCCGGCATGGCCCCTGGCTGGCCTCCTGCGGCCCCCGCAGGGCCGCCGGGTCCCTGGCCACCCATGAGGGCTTCCAAGGGGTTCTGAGGGGCTTGTGCGGCCTTGTCGGGCTGGAACACCTTGAGGACTGCATCCTGGATGGACTCGCCCTTCTCCCGAAGCTTGATCATGTCGGCCATGCGCTTGAGCGCCTGGACCGGATCCTGGCCTTGCATAGCCATCTGGGGGATGGCCTGGGCGTAGCCCATCATGCCCTGCTTGATCGCGTCGACCATCTGCTCATTGTCGATTTGGACCTGCATCTGGGTTACGTCGATGCTCATGGGAAGCTGTCGCTGGAAGAAGTCTCGCGAAATGAGCTGATCACCACGAAGCTGAAGGAGACCGACGATAGCCCTCGCCGGATCCTGTCCGGCAGCGAAGCCGTAGGTAACATCAACTGTATAGTCACCGTCGATGTCCTTGCCCGGAACGTAAACTTCTTCGAATGGCGTACCCTGAACAGTGCCACGGACTGTCTTCTTCTCCTTGGGCCAGAGCTTCTCATCCATCTCGAAGCACAGCTCGATAGCTCCTCGGAGTGCTTCCGCAAGAACTGTCTGACCCGTGCTGATGACCGTGTTGAATCCGCCCATGAGGGCCTGGACTCCACGACCGGTGATGATCGAAGCATCCACGTTACCGCTACGGGCTTCAGGGGTGCGCGTACCAACGCGCAGCTCCTGCTCAAGCATCTGGCCTTCCTGGAATGCGGCGGAAGGAACGTCAATGCCCACGCGCCTGATCTTCTCAGGCGAGTCGGTGCGGATGACTGCATCGTCTCCGAAGGTCATCTTCTGCACATCTCGCGGAACAGCGAGAGGGGCACGCACCGTCTTCTCCGTAGCTTCAAGTCCCAGGAGCGCCATGCGCGCCTTGGCAAGCTGAACCCAGATGGCGTCATCGAAGGCGCCTCGGGTCTCCCGGTCGTAACCAGGACGCTGGCCGATAGAGACCATGACCTTGCCCATGGGGTTGCCCATGGACTGGATCAGCTGGTTACCGTGGGCAGGCAGGTAGAGGGTGATCTGCTCGGCGTCGATGTACTTGACGACCTCGATCTTTCTCTCCGCCCAGCCGCTGGTGTCCTGGCTGCTCGTGGTGTTCTCGGGCCCCTTGAGGGCCCGGAGGAGATGGGGGAACTTGGTGACCAGGTGAATGGCTTCTTCGTTCCAGACCTTGGAATGGCTGACCACCCTGCCGAACATGTCGTGCTCGGTGTAGGTGCCCATCGGATCCTCAACCCTGATGTGGGGCCGCTTCTCCTTGAAGTCGGGCTCGATCGAGTAGATGACCGTGCCGTTGGTACCGTAGTGATCTGCCGCAACCACCTGGCGTCCGGCATTCAAGCCGGACTCCTGGACGTAGGAGTTGGCTACCTTGGTCTTCTTGCTGCTGAACTTCTTGGCCTTGTCCGTGGTCATGATGCCGCTGGAGCAGTTGATGCTCGGCATTGCCCCCATGACCTCTGCCATGTCTCTGGCCGAAGTGTCGATCAGGTTTGCCACAATCGGCTTCGGCCACGACTCAGGCATACTTCCTGGCATGACTGACTCGACTGCTCCGGAGCGGACGTCGTGGACATCCCTCCAGCGCTGATCACGTTCGGCGTGAGCACGGCGAAGGGACTCAATGCGTGAGCTGAGTTCTTCAATGGTCCTCGCCATGATTCACCTCCGTTACTTGGTCTTGGCTACAGGCGTGTCCAGCTTGGCCGAGACGGCCTTGACCAGATTGGTAAGCGCGACCAGCTGGGTGCCCTGCTGAAGCGCCAGGTTCTTGAGGAGTGCCACCTCATCCTCGACCACGTCAAGCTTGGCCTTGGTGTTGCGGACGTAGGCGTAGACATCGGAATCCTCGCCCTTGCCCTTGTAGTTCCAGACGTCGAACGGGTCCATGCTGTCTTCCTCCGTAGGGTAAGCAATCTCGTTGGCCTTGGCTACGATGTCATCGAGCTGGGCCACGATCTTCGATCCGGGGCAGCTGGTATGGCCACCCCATGCCGAACCACCAAGAGCGTGGTAAGCAAGGCCGTTGTCGCCCACATGCTTGGCGAGCTTGAGCGGGACACCGTACTTCTCGTGTGCCCACGCCAAGACCTTGGCGTTCGCAGTAATCTGCGCCTTGGTGAGTGCGTCGCCGCCTCGGCCTTCGTTCTCGACCGAGAGATAGGTGCGGTTACCAGCAGCCTGGGCCCAAGCCCGGTCTGCGGTGTCGACCCACTGTCGAAGTTCACCATCCTTTCCTGTACCAAAGTGTGAGGACGCTGAAGCTACCGGGTTGTTAAACCACGACTGGGAGCCTTCCAGCGTCCCGTCCATGATGTGTACAACGACTCCGAGTACTGCATCCTGACCTCCCTTGGTGTAGTTCTGGACAGCGTGCCAGGTGGCACCACTGAACTTCATCCCCACCACTCTCCGTTCCCTTGGTTGTGTGCGGCGTTGCTCATGTAGTCGAGGTCGATCGTCACGTTCCTCTGCTTGTCCCGTTCGGACTGGAACGAGTTGGCTACGGAAAAGATCCCCTCGACGTTGTTCACGATCTCTCTTGCCTTG